CGTAAAGTCCGTGGAACAGGCTCGTGAGCTGTCTGAGACCATGAAAAACGCCATACCTTTGGTTGTGCCAAATAAATGCGACATTGAGATAGGGCCGAACTGGGGAGATTTTGAATCTGTCGATTGATCCTATATAATCGCAGATATTAGCCCTGGAGAACCCTATGGATACAAACAAGTGGAAAAGCGTCTTACTTCCAAAAGACGTCTACGAAGAGATCGTAGTCATTGCCGACGTGGAGGGCCGCACTATCAGCGGCCAACTGCGTGTGGTATTTGAAGCCTGGAAGAACGCAAACCTCTCTGACCGCGACCGTCGATACATCAAAGACCGTCTGCAAGAACACAAGGAAAAAAATAAACCCGAGCCCGAGCCAGAGGATACTGTATTTTCTGTGAAGACTTATGAAAACAATTGAACAGAGCTTTCAACAAGCGTTTGAGAAAGTAGAACGACAAATCCGGGAAAAGGGCGCGGCTAACACCGACGACGTCAAGACGCTTCAGATGTGGCAAGCGTTACTGGGTTTGAAGCACGAGGCCAACCGACCAAATAAGGCGATTGAAGTTGGGAACAGAAGTAACACTTAAATTTACTGAAGAAGAGGCGGACAAGGTCTTTGAGGCTCTTGAACGGTTTAACGAAAGCGTCGAAGAGCTAAAAAAGCTCGTGGACCTCGCCTACCGGCTCAATGATAAATTGGAAACTCAAGATCGCCACTGACCATCTCTACCTGCCCAAGGCAAGCGTAACAGATGATGGTTTCTACCTCGGCTTCGCTCTCAACCAGGAACTGATAAATAATCGGCTCTAGGGAAAACATTTCCTTGCACCGCGAGCATTGATACTCAAGGTCTGGCATTTTCTTCATGGGGTGTCGCTCGTCGACCACGGTACACCCAGTCTCTCACCGTATCGACAGGCACGCCATACCTTTCCGCAATCCAATCGACTTTGCGATTTTCTACGTTCCTAGCTTCTCTGACCTTCTCCACAAGTTCTTGTGGCCACTTAGCGGGTCTACCTGCCATATATTGTGTCTCCCGAAAAAACGTAAATTTATACGATTTTTTTGCGTAAAACAAGTTGAATATGGGTGTTTCATGTGTGTATACTGACCGTCCATTTAACGAAGGAGGTCCTATGGAGACTGAAACAATAGAGAAAGAAGACATAAGCTACAGCGCCATGCGACACGCGCAGCTTAATCGCGATTTCGAAGAAGTTTTGAGCTTTGCTAAAAATATCCTCGACGATACCGACCATCTAAGAAAGCACATCGATAGACTAACCCGGTATATTGATGACGTGCGAAGGGGGTCAAATTAATGAACGAGAAAACCGCAGAAAAAATCTTCGACACTTTGGATGACGTAGAAGCTTCTATAATGGACGTGTTTTATGCCAGGCACTACGATGTCCCTTTAAGCTACGCCATGATTGCCTGCCAACGGCTCGCGGCCCGCATGTCCTCTGACATAGGCGTTACACCGCTAAATCATGTCAAAAGCACACGGCAAATTAGAACCCTGGTTGAAAAAGAGAAAAGAGAGCCCGATGCTTCTTCCGGTATTTAAAAAAAGACGTTTCGCAGCGGTTGAATGTAAACGCTGCGGAACTAGCTTTAAACCAAAAAATCCAAATCATGTTATCTGCACGAGAGAGTGCCGCCGGGCTTGGATGCAAGAGAACAAGCCCGATAACCGCCTTTTACGCAATTGCGCGCAATGCGAAGAGCCGTTTCTGTCTAAAAGTAGTCTAAATATGTACTGCTCTAAGGATTGCTCTACGATAGCCAATAAAGACCAGGCTATGCTACGAAAATCAGTCTGTGCCGACATGCGTGAGTACAGGCAGATGAAACTAAACAACAAGGGTTTCGACCTGTGGTTCAAGGAAAATCATGCCCGACGTGCGATTTCAAGATGATTCGTGTTTATCGCCGCGAAGAGAGTGAAAACACCGCGTGCCAAACAGGTTGGTTATGCCCTTATTGCAAGAGGTTAGAAAGCTATGAAGTGCCCAAGCCTCACGGCCCTGAAGAAAACCAGGCCAGAAATGAATAAATCAAGTTATGCCTCGTACAAACGCGGTTGGGAGACAGCAGATAAACGTTTGACACCCGTTCGACGCAAGCGTACAGTGAACAGGCTAGTTTGATTCCTTGAGTTAGTTATTTTCATTACATTCCTTTGTTGTAATTTGTGAGCCCAGACTTGTTCTGGGCTTTTTTTTGCATATAATAAACTCCCATGTCATTCAGCGAAGACAATCTGGACACCGCCTGCACCTACTCAGAGAATGCCTACGACGACAACATCGTCGGGGCCACCAAGGTAGAGTGCGAGCGCACCTCCACAACAGCCTTTGTCCACCGCACGCCGCATCTCGACATCGTCGTGTTCCGCGGCACACAGCAAATGCGGGACTGGATGTACAACGTTCTCAGCTTCCCCAGACCGTACAAAGGCAGACTCTGCCACGCAGGTTTCGTCAGGGCCCATCGCTCAGTTTGGCCGGATATCAGAAAACTCCTGGACCCGTCTAAAAAGCTGTTGATTTGTGGGCACAGCTTGGGCGGGGCCTTGGCGGAACTCTCCGCCTGGTCCTGCAAAGAATTCAAAGACTTACACCTGATTACACTGGGCAAACCCAACGTGTTCTTCCGGCCCGGCAGATGGGGCAAGATGCCCTGGGCGAAGACGCAACTGTCCGTGGTCTGCGGCTCTGACGCCGTCCCCCGCGTCCCACGGTTCTTCTTCGGCCCCGATGGCGGCCAGACGCAGCTTTATTTCGATAACACAGAAAAGAAAGCCCACTTCAATCCCACTAAGGACTTCAAGCGCGCCGATTGGCACGCCGCGGACTCGGTGTCTGACCATTTCATGGATTCTTACAGGGAATGTATCGAGGGCTTTGACAAGGAAAGACTGAACTTTCCCCTCGACAATCTAAAATTCTAACGACGATTTCTATCTTTGGGGTTTTCGTAATCATCGAACCGTCTGGGTTCTGGCGGGACAGGCTTATCAGGGCTAGGTTTGCCCTTCTTGCTTTCTAACGTTTTCTTCAGCTTTGCCATGCGCTTATCTAACTCTGGGCCCAGGGACGCCAATCCTGCCTCTCCTGGAGAAAAAATAGAGCGGATTTGAGATTTATCAAAAACCTTGTACTCCGTTTGATCAAAGGTCTCGCCACTTCCCATGTGAATCGCACCGTCAAACCCGGCAGCCTTCATGTCCTTCACGGCACTCGGATCATCCAAGATGGTATACGACTGCATGTAAAGCTCTGAAAGCCTAGAATCAGGGACGTCCGCCACTGAGTCATACTCATCCATGAAGTTTTCTTCCCAATTGCCCGTGTTCATGACATCGTCTTCATGCTTTATGAAATACTTCTTGGCTTTATCAAAACCAATCGCATCAGACAATATCGAGAAATCCATGAAGGGGTCATCGGGTGCGTTGATTATTGGGTTTTCTATTTTTAGAAAAGACGGAAATACTTTAGATGCCTGAGCGACATCCGAACTTACGTTGGGTTGCTGTGCATAAAGACTGGCCGCTTCCGCGTCGCCAAAACTGATAGAACCCACCTTGGTCTCTATATCAGGAGATTCGCCATGTTGACCGCGATAGCGGACGTTTTCTATGTCGAAACCCTCTTCTTTAGCTTTTAAAAGTTCAGGGTCCATAATTCCTGATGCAAGGCCCGCTGCTGCCGCTGATCGACCATCTATCTTAGCTTGCGCTTGTTCTCTTGTGGGAGGCTTCTTGTATGCAGCTTTACGCCCTTTTGACAGAGACTGAATGCCCTTGGCCACCGGCTTGGCCAACTTACCCGCAGGCCCTGGAACTACATCCAATAACTTCAAAAACATGTCCATTTGCTTCGGAGGACCACCATTTGCCAGGCCAATGGCGCTGCGGACATAATCCATGATGCCCTTTTCGATAGGAGGCTCAGACTCGACCGGCACGCGGACACCGTACATCTCCTGGCGCTCCGGGGTCATGAACTCACGGATCAACTCACCAATGCGCTCAAGATCGCGGGTAGGGATGTATCGCCCTTCCGGGTTACCGCGGGCACCTATGCCCACCTTGTCTGCATATCTTTCTGTCTGACCCATCCGCAAGGCATCAACGTCAGAAGGAGACAGCTTGCCCTGCTCCACCTGGCCCTCGGCCCACTCGATCATGTCTTTGTAAAAAGGCTGTGCAGCCGCTCGATGCACCATCTCGTGCATCAAAGTCCCCGCTACACGGGTCTGCTCCTCCGGCCCGAGGTCCGTGCGCTGTAACATATATATTTCGTCCACGCGCATCGGCTCACCGCCCTGCATGGCCAGGACCTGGGACTCAGGAGGGAGACTGCCTTTCTCGTTTCTAATGACCTCGTCATACCCTTCCTGGGGCGGGAAGTATGCACCCAGGAGAACCTGGCCCTCACCTGTAGTCGCAACGGGGTCTCCCTTGCCCTTCATGTACGTTTTAAATCTGGCATCTTGTGCGCCCATCCCAGAAAGCGTGCCATATTTGCCACCGGGCCGATAATCAGGATCGACGCGGTTATACACGTCGGCCATCATCTCTTGATCCGCAAACATCGAAGACGCCGCACGGGCCAGGGCAAGCTCGCTAGGAGTGAACAGACCAGGAACGCCTTCCTGGCGCTCTTGTTCGGTGAGGAGGGTTAAGTCGGGTTCAGCCATTCCCGGATGATACCCGATGAAATGTCCGCAAACTAGGGGGTTTGCATTTACACATAAAGTATGATACCATGTGTTTGGAAGCTGACAGAAAGATCAGCTCCATGTTCTTTAACAAACAAAGGAAAACATCATGCAAGTAATCAAAATTACTGACGTCAAACTCGAAGGCAACCCAGATTTCTTCACCGCCATCGTAATCCAGACCTCCGAAAAGCAAACCGTGGACTACGGGTATTTCGGATCAACCAAGTACACTTGGCGAAGCGACGGTCCTGGGGTCAACTGTATAAACATCACGCCCCACGACCACAGCATCCATGAGTACCACATCCACGACCCGAACTTCTGGAAATACTTCAAGCGGATCAGTGAGGACAACGATCTGATCAAGGAATGGTTCGATGTCCCTGACACGGACGAAAAATTGATCAACTTCGACTTCGAGGCATACACTAAGATGGAAAACCCACGGGCTGAATCAAAGTCCTAACCAACCACGGCCCCCGGCTCATGTCGGGGGCATCAGGAGGCTTTATGGAAGTTTTAGTAATCGGGATCGTTATATCAATAATCGTCGTCAAAGCGACTCAGTGAAGGAAACAACGTGGATAAAATAATAGACTGGATCGAAGACCTCGAAACACGGTTCAAATGCTTCACCGAAAACCACGAGTGGGTCCTGTATACAGTCAACGGGCAAAAGCGCAGAATCTGTAGACACTGCTCCAAATGCCAACGGCTCATGGAACATAACCACGAGACCTGGATCGAACGACCAGAAGGAATTTAAAAATGCCAGCGGGCGGTGCATGGGTAACAATTTCTCCCCAATAACACCCGCAGCAGGGCCAGGCACTCCAGAGGACTTCCCCTGATTCTCGGGACTTCTCATTTACTCCTGGTGACCTGCCGTCTGACCCACGTCACGGGTCTTTTTTTTTGGCCTTTTATATATATAGGGAGAAAAATAAAAAATAAAAAATAATTTTTAAATCGCCGTAACCGGTGTGTTTGTGTAACCGGATGGCTCGGGGGCCACGGCTCACGGTGCTTTGAGCGGGTTCCGGTGTTCTGGCGAAAGGTAGCAGGAGTTACAGGAGTGTTGTTTGACTGTTTTTAGGCCAGAGCTTAATTGCCAAATTCCGTTTATGTGTTTTGAAAAAAAAAAATAATTTTTTTATTTTTCTAGCTATATATATAAAGCGGTTTGAAATATAGGAGGATTGCGGGTAAATTGCCCAGATTCATCTGAGGAGATTCTGGATGCCACACCGGTACAATATCCCGGCCAGTGAAAAGCGAAAGCCTGGACGGCCGAAGAAAACCATGGCGGAGAGAGAGCAGCACCCTCTGACCCGTCGCCAAGAAAAGTTTGTAAAAGAACTGGTCTCGAAGGATGGCCAGATCACAATGCGGGAAGCAGCTATCAATGCAGGCTACCCGGAGAAGTCAGCCTCCCGGCGAGCTTCTGAACTCACCAATCCTAAAATATCCCCACATGTTGTGAGAGCGATTAAGGAATACAGGCAGGAACTGGATTCCAAATATGGCATTGATTACAAACGCCACCTCCGTGATCTGCAACGCATCCGTGATATGGCTTTATCTGATAAAGCATACTCCGCAGCCGTCATGGCTGAATATCGAAGGGGCCAGGCTCAAGGCGATATCTACGTGTCTAAATCTGAGGTGCGGCACGGCACCATCGAGAGCATGTCTAAAGACGAAGTTTTGAAAGCACTCGAAGAGATCAAGGCAGTGTATGAGCCAACAACAGTTGCCGTGGGACACGACTCAGAACAAACAGAAAGCAAAGAAGGAGAGCAGCTTCTGGAAATCATTCCAGAGCAAAGCGAAAGCACTCCGGCCAAAATGGCGTCTGACCCGGCTTGAATCCTGGGCAACCCTGGGCGTGCCCGATGTCCTGGGATGCGATGAGCAAGGGCGGTTTTTTCTAATCGAATTGAAATCGGTTAAGGGAAATGCCGTCCGTTTGTCGCCTCATCAAATATCCTTCCTAACCACCCACCAACACGCACCTGTCTATTGTTTGGTACATCAGACTCACCGTAATGGTGAATCTGTCTATCTTTATCCGGGCGCAGCGGCCATCGATCTGGCACGGGATGGCCTGGTGACAGAACCGCTACTTCGTTTGGATAAGGAACGCAGCTTCGCCTGGAACGATCTGTTTGTTGCATTATCACAATAAACCCGCATATACTCTGTGTAAGCGCAATGACGCGCTATATAAATTTCATTTGGAGACACTGACATGAACGAAGATGAATTCTGGACGCAGTTGTATAAAGCGTTTGAACACACTGACGTTGATTGGGAAAAATTTTGGTTGGGCGATGAATTTGGTCTCTACAGCGGTGATGATCCTGGAACCAAAGAAGGTGTGATGTACATCAAATTTACTAACGTGCAAAAGTCAAAGGAGGCCGACGATGTGGATATGTGAATTTTGTAACCATGAATGGTCAGCAATGATGGGCGACAACGAAGTCCCAGAGCATTGCGCTTGCGGTGGCGAAATAAAAGAACATTACTCTGGAGATGACGATGAAAACTAGAATCCACGTTAATCAGCACAATATCCGGGCTAATGCCAAAGGCGCTAAACTGCCCGTCCTGACAGTTAAAGACTACAAACAGAACCGCAAGTGTAACGAAGTCGAGTTCCAGAACGGCCGCCTGGTCTACAGTCCAGACAAGCCCCTGGCGTGTGGCGCGAAGGTCTGGATCGAGACAGACGAGCCAGTGAGGATTGTGCGATGACAATGACACTTGAGGAAGCTGCTAGTAAAAAAATCATCGTCTGGTGGGATCCGGAGCATTTTAACATCGATGAAAAAAACTTTGATTTAATCGAATGGATAAACATGGAGTTGTTCTGTGAACCCTTGGAAGAGCAAGTTCGTGATTTGATCAAGGAATATTATGGGGGGATTACCAGTGTTGATAAATAAATACGAAATAGCCGCTGAAAAACTGGGCATGGATCGGCCGCCAGTTGATTGCGCGCTGCCCTTAAACTGGACACGCGATGTCACGAGCTTTTTAAAAGCCACCGATCCAATCGCCTGGGCGAACTTGCATGTCTCACATCATTTCGTCTGGAGCTATGATCAAAACGATTCGATCCTGGGCAGACCCCTAGCGATCGACAGCACCGGGGAGTTGATCCTTAGTCTGTTGGCGCGGCAGCCGCCGAGCCTTACATGATCTTTGTCTGGATTGGGGCGTGGATCGACAGTCTGTTAAAACCTAAACGCGGGCGCGATCCGCCGCATATTCGCCGCCGGAGAGCAGAGGAAATAAAAAAATTAAGGGAAGCCAGGAAAAAACGCCTGGACAGAGAAAAGGAGGATAAAGAGAACCGGCCCTAGTGGCCGGTTTTTTTATGCATAGAAATTTTACTTTTTTCTTATATGCGAGTAATATGTGCCTGGTTAGACCAAAATTAACTCAACAAAGGTATGAAAAGATGGGAATCGAAAATAGCGAAAACACTCTGACTCAATTGCTGCACCGGGTTCAAGACGATAAGGCCCGCACCCTGGACGTTATATATCCGACTGACCAGTTGCAGTATGTCTCGAATAATGAGCCCGGCCAGGAAGTCTCTCCGAAACTTATCCTGGAACAGGCCATGGGCGTGCCTACCACTGAACTGTCGATCAACAGCGTGGCGTTTGACCAGATCAGTAGCCGGGCCGGTATTGACGTCCGCACCGCACGCCGATTGCAGACGAACTATCCCCAGGAATACGGCGCGCTCATTAATAAAACTTTTGAGCGCGAGCCCGCTGCTCGCCTGGTACGCGCGCACATGACCAATGGCAACACTGGCGTGGCGCGAGCGTTTCTATCGTCTAAATTTAAAACTTTTGACAATGCCGATCTCCTGGAGAGCGCGCTGCCCCAGTTGATCGAGTCAGACGCGGATTGGCAGGTAGTGCACGGAACTGTTACCGACAAGCGACTCTATCTGCGATTGAAGTCAGACCGGTTCACCGGTGAGGGCGCAGCCGTGGGTGACATGATGGCCCTGGGCATAGGTCTCAGCAATTCTGAGGTAGGTCTGGGATCGGTCTCTGTGTTTCAGATGGTCTGGACACTGGCGTGCCTTAATGGAATGCAAACCGCAAACCGTCACCGCAGCAGTCACATAACGTCCGCGCGTGGTGACACTGATACCTGGGAAATGCTGACAGACGAAGCAAAAAACGCGGACAACAAGGCCCTGGCTTTAAAAGTCCGCGATCTGGTGGGCAATTACGGCAGCCGGGACGCCCTGGACACTGTCCTGGAGAAAATGCGATACGCCGCAGCCGATCATGTAGAGGGCAGTATTCACCAGGCAACCGAGAACCTGGGCAAGGTTCTGCAACTGACCAAAGCGGACACATCGAAAGTTCTCGACGGTCTCCTGGCCACGATCGGCCAGTCAGGTTACAGCGGGCAGCCGGTGAGCCGGGCAACTATGGTCAACGCCGTCACCGCGGTAGCACACCAGGCAGACCCGGATACTGTCGACGATTGGCAACGCCTGGGCGGCCGCGTGCTAGATTTACCCGCCAGGGATTGGCAGAGAGTCGCAGCAGCGGCATAACTCGCAGCCGATCCGGTAGCAAGGCCCCCATGGTTCGCGCCCTGGGGGCTTTTTTTATGGGAGAAATATGCGTAATATTCAAACCCTGGCAGCCGCCAGGACAACAGAGGACTAGAAAATGACAGATAAAACACTAGCAGAACTGCTCGCGTTGCTTGAGGCAAATCCTCCCGCCTGGCAGCAATTGAGCCGAATCGAAATCATTCACCAGGACAGAAGGATTTTTTCTGAAATTGAACAGCAGTTGAACCACTTAGAGGAGCGCACAAAATGACCCAATTTTTCCCAACCCAGGAAACGAAATTTTATGTTCAGGAAGTCCGCC